AAACGACCTTTCCCCCAACCCCCTCCCCCCTAAAATTTAAGTTATGAAAATAATTCAATCGTTATCAACAACACGAATTAATGATGAAACCTATATACAAAAAATATTGGATATTTATCAATGCTCAATTAAGATGGCTAGAAGATTTCATCCAATTACATTATATACAGATGAAAGAGGAGCTAATGAATTAGGTCATTTAGTTGATGAAGTTAAATTTTTAAAAAAGGATACTATACCATATTTGTGGGATGAGCCAAAGTTTGAAGTATTTAAAAATGAAACGGGTGAGTTTATTCATATGGATGGTGATATCTTTATAGCAGAACCATTGGTATTTCCAAAAGAATATGATGTGTTATATGATTTTGCGGATACTTCTGAAATAGGATATATAGATTCAATTAATGCGTTATCGAATTGGGGAGTGGGTGATATATTACCAGAATGGAATTCTAAATGGAATGGAGCATATAATACCGGTATAATAGGATTTAAAGACCCATTGAAAATGAAAAAATATGTAGATTCTTTTTATTCGATTAAAAACTTTTATTATAAGAACTATGGTGGGGTTGAGATAAAATATGCGTATTTGACGTTGGAGCAAGCCTTATTAAAACTAATATCGGATAACAAAGGATGGAATTCACTCCCAATGAACACTATTAATTCATATATTCACATATATTCTTTTAAAAAATATCAGCTAGGATTTATGGAATTAATTAGAACTATGAATAAAAGTTTATAGTGTAACATTTGGTAAATTGGATAATTATTTGTACATTTGTAATTATATATGGATATAAGTGTTTTAAAGAAGTTAGAAAGTGGATGGATTTCATTAGATTGGGATGAACACTTAAATCGTGTCCATCTAACGCCAGAAAATTTATCAGAGTTAGTTGATAAATTAGATAATTGGAAATCTAATAAAAAATGTAAAGAAATAATTCTGATTAAATACAAAAAACTGCCAGTCTATATAACTATACACAGAAGTGAATTCAAACGTATGGCGGATTGGTTATTAGTTAGGTTAAGTGGATTAGAGATTTATGAAGAGTGTGCAAGAATTCAAAAAATATATAATAAATTATAGTTAATATGGGAATTAATCTTAAAAAAATAGCAAAAGCTTGGATTACTGCAGCTAACCCAACCCCAATACAAGCGGAGTTGGCTGAAAAACGAATGGATATATGCGATTCGTGTGATAAAAAAGGAACTACGCTTAATATTGTAGTTTGTACTCAATGTGGGTGTCCACTTAGTAAAAAGATATTCACAATGGAAAATGATGCTTGTCCTTTAAATAAATGGTTGGAAGTAGAAAAAGATTATTTTAAAAGTAAAACTCAAAAATCAATTATTTAATAAAAGTTTATATTTATAGGAAACAATAAAGAACGTATATGAAGGCAGTAATAGTAGCAACGGATTTACTAAAAGATACAGATGGTAGCTTTAAAATATTGGAATTAAATACAAATGTAGGAAATGTTGTTGGGGATATTAATAATTATTTTGATATTGAAGCATTTAATCAGTTTGTGGTATCAAATGGTATTGAAGTTATAGAATTTATAAATCAATCAATGGGATTGAATGATACCGTCATCGATGTAGAAATGGCTGAATCCAGTGTTCCTAAAGCATTTAATACCATATTGAGTGAATATTATTCTGGCAGTTCTACGGTTTCACTTACAATACATAATGTAGAAGCTACAGCAACAACGATTCCATTTATAGAAGATGCATCTAATAAATTAATTCTTAGAAATGCATATGATTCAACCGCATTAATTGATGATACTTACGCTAAAGATAATTTTGAATTTTTAAAATTAATGTATGATGCGGATGTAAATTCTATACCAAAGACGTATTTTGTAAATGATACATTGGGAATTGATAGTATAGGTGAAGTTATTAGAGATAATGGGGAGTATCCTAATTTTATTGTTAAAGAAAGATATCCAACAACTAATTATGAACAATATCCAAAAATATATAAAATAAATACAGCCGAAGAGCTTTCTAATTTAAAAAGTTCGTTACCATTTAATACACTTTTACAAGAGTATATAATAAATGAGAATGATTTGTATAATAACAAACTTCAAACTTATAGGAGTGTTGATATGATATATGGTTCTAATTTGGAGGTAATGAATTTATTTTCACCATATGTACATACAAATAGTACTATATTATCTGCAGCTGCAGATTTTGATAGTAATAACGAATTACAATATTGGGAAAGACCTATCTATCTACAAAAAGTAGTGGATAGACTTAATACGAATAAATTTAAAAATTATAAAGTAGATGCCGATTCAAAAATTTTAGATGGAGATGGCTTTCTCAAAAATATAAATGATATAGTATTGGGTGATACTCTGAAGTCTGTACAATTAAACAATTTAGGATGGAGTGATAATGAAATGCCATTATATAGTGCATCTGTTGATGATGTAACAATTGGAAGCTCAATAATAAATACAAATGTAACTAATATAGAATCATTTGAAGGAGTTACATTTTGGTTAAAGGAAATAACATTAAATGATGGTACTATATTTTCCGATGTAGATAGTTCAACTGTTATTGCTAAGGTATCTACCGACCCAAGTGAATTGTTTAGATTCATAAATTTTAGAGGATTGGGTGTAAATGATAATATAATTGTAGTAAATACAACAACAAATGAATTAGAAATAAAAACGATAAGTTCCATACAATACAGTTACAATAAAGAAACTATTTATAAATTGGATGTAGAAGAATCGGATTTGTATCTTACAATGGAAGAACAATCTATTTCTCCTATATATGCGTTGATACAACATAACCCAGCGCAGCAGTGTCAGAATAATTGTTGTAACTATTCATATTGGTATTGTGGTTCACCATGTAATGGGTACTCCTATAACGGTTATGCTTATAGTAGTGGCGTATGTTGTGCTGAAGGGTCATTTCAGTGCGGTACTTATAGTTACTACTCTACATGTCCATACTGTTGTGACGCGCAAATTTGTGGTGGAGGTGCAAAAAATTAAAAAAAAATAAAAAATATTATGAGCGAAGTAAATAAAAATAAAAAATATGCAATGGCTGAAAAAACGGCTTTTGTAAAGAAAGTATCAAACGAAACCGATAAAACTACACTATTAGCAAAAGTAGTATCTATTATATCTGCTATAAAAGCTAAACACCTAAGTTAAAAAAATTCCATATGTTAAACAGTTATGAAATTATAAATTTTAAACATCATAAAATTTATAAAATAAAAATCGATGGAATTGATACTTCTAAGTTATTAGAAGATATAGATATTGATAGAAAATTTTTGGTTGGCGATATACCATTTAACCCAAAAGAAATGGGTTCGCCTGGTATACAATTTAGTACAAACCTTTCAAATAGTAAAAGTATATTTGAAATAAAAGATAAATGCTATAATATAGTAAAAGACGTATATACTTCTATATCTAATAAAGAAGTAATTAGTGGGTATCAAAATAGTTGGATTTTTATATCCACCGCATCTAATCCAGATTCCCAATATCATCAACATTCTAAATTTAGTTATGAACTACCAACATTAACTACATCGTTTACTTGGACATATTATGTAGATGTTCCAAACAATTGTGAAGGAAATGAAGGAAAGCTTATTTTTTTAAATGAAAGAGGGGATGATGAACAAACCGATTCTATTATGATAATGCCTGAAGCTGGGTATTTATACATATTTGGTGGAACATTATGGCATAGACCTGAAGTGAATCCAAATTCAACAAATGATAGAATTGTATTAGCTGGCAATGTACTATTCAATGCAAAATCCGATTCTTCCAATCTCATATAGTTTATGAAAATATTGTTGATATGTTTTCCAAGAACTGGCTCAACTTCTATAATAGAGTATTATAAATACTCAAACCCAGATATCAAAACATTTAGTGAACCATTTAATAAAAATGGTAGAGAAGGATATTTTACATACAATCATATAATTCAATATGAAAATGTATTTGTAAAACACATATACGACCAATTACCGCCTGACTTAAAAAATATATCTATTAATGAAATAAATGAAATTTATTATAAATCATTTGATAAAATTGTTTTTTTAGATAGAAAAAATATAAAAGAGCAATTGGAAAGTCTTTCACATTCTTTAACAACCAATACCTGGCATACTTCATATGTTTATAGTGATAAAAAACATAATAAATTTATAGATGAAGAATTAAAACATATGTTATTTTGGAAAGAACAATTCCACACATTAGCTAAAGATAAAAATACTAAAGTGTTTTATTACGAAGATATTTACTCAACAAAAGAAAATATGTTAGAATTTTTAAAAGCAATAGGTTCTAATTATAATGAAATCTATTATAATAAATTTTTAGATAATTCAAAAAAATATAGAGTAAAGATAAATTCAGTAATATGATTTACCAACAAAGCATATTTACAATAGATGAATGTAATACTATTATTGATTTAATAAAAACAGACAACCGATATTGGAATTCGGATGATAGAAACTATAAATCTTTATTAATATTAAAAGATACGGATACTAATTGGATATTCGAAAAATTAAAAAACTTTTTTGAAATAAAAACAGGCATATCTATAATAGAGATACGACCGGAATTACATTTCCACATATACGAGCCAAATGATTATTTTGGCATTCACGATGATAATATGGATTCTAGGGTGTTTTCCGTAGGAGTTTTATTAAATGATAATTTTGATGGTGGGGATTTTTTATTATATCCAACTGACAAAAATATTACATTAGATAAATCCGCCGGTAATTCCTATATATTTCCCGTAAGTATAAAGCACGAAGTAACAAAAATTACAAAAGGTAATCGCTATTCATTAATATGGTTTTTAAAAAATACAAATATTAAATTTAATTCAAAATCAATTATTTAAATGGATAGTTTAAAATATTGGAATCCTGATGGGTTTGAAATTTCATCGTTTAGAAACAATTTAAGTGAAAGAGTTAATCAAAAATATAATGGGTCTGGTTCAGATAAAACAGGTGAATGTACTTACACATATAATGAATTAGGATTTAGAGGAGATAGTATAAATAAAAAAGGATTTAAAGTAATGTCAATTGGTTGTTCTATTACTGAGGGAGTTGGTGTAAATGATAACGAAACGTGGCCACATGAATTCTGTAAATTAATACCAAATGGAGTTGATTTAAATTTCGGATGTGGTGGTAGAAGTAATGATTATATCACCCGTTGTTTAATGGCATATTACGATATAATAAAACCTGATTTGGTTTTAATTATGTATACCGAATCACATAGACGAGAGTTTTATACAAATGAAGGTGGTATAGAACCATTTCATCACAAAAGTTGGGGATATTTTAAAGAAGATATGATTGGTATAAATGAACATAATGCACATCTTACTCTATTAAATAAATCAAATAATTTTATTAATTGGTATAAAAATCATATGTTGATTAAATATTTTTTAGAATCAAAAAAATGTAATTGGCTTTGGAATGGTTGGTATGCAACTAATGATTACAATGATGATAATAGATTTGATGGAGATTATTACCCATTCATAGATTACGGCATAGATGGTTTTCACCCAGGACCGAATACCAATAAGCAATACGCTAAAAAAATATACAATTATTTATATAAATAAATGGATTTAGTTTGGTAATGTAACAAATTTTTACTATATTTGTTACTATGATTATAGTACCCGAAACCCCAATTACCGAAGCCAGTTTTAATAAATGGAAGTGTCACAAGATTGATGCTACCGATGAAATTGAAGGAAATTACCATTATTTTGTTATTCCGTTAGTTGATTTGAATGAAGATGAAATTCAACAATTAGAATATATGCCAACTATTTTTAGTTCTGCATCCGATGAATTTACCGATGATACTGGCAAATCCATATACACTATGCGTTTATTTGAAGAAGATTTGCCTGAACTTACTACGGAAGAAGAAGTGGAGATTTTATATAAGATTTTGACTAAAAAAGAATTATTTTTAAAATAAACGCTCAAATATTTGGAAAATTAAAAAATTTGTTGTATATTTGAGGTATCTTTTTATAGTATTATACTTGACAGCACTAAAAAAGAATATAAAATAAATAAAACAATTAAAATCTAAAAGAATGAAACAAAAGACAGAACAAGAATTGAAACAAAGCTATGACAAGTTCATTGCCATCATTAACAAGTATTTCACAGGAGAAAGATTAGAGAAACTCTTATTCATGTATTCAGAAAATGAATTAGGAGTAAATCTTGCAATATCACCAGCTAGTGGAAACGTAGGATATCATAACTGCTATACAGGTGGTTACATAGACCATATTTTCAATGTATGTAAAAACGCACTTAAAGTTAAGGAGCTATTTATTCAAATGGGTGGCAAGCCAGACTTTACCGATGAAGAATTAATATTTTGTGCATTACATCACGACTTAGGTAAATTAGGAACTAAGGGAAATCCATACTATATGCCAAACCCATCCGATTGGCACATTAAGAATCAAGGTAAGGTATATACAGCAAATCCAGATTTATCACATATGACTCATACTGATAGGACTATGTTTCTATTACAGCAATATAACATCACTGTTTCAGAAGCAGAATATTTTGGAATGAAACTTACTGATGGATTATATGATGAAGATAATGCCAAATATTTAAAAGTATTTGATATTAGTAAGAGAATGAAATATAAAATTCCTTACATCATGCATTGGGCCGACCATATGAGTACGGTAATAGAATCACAAGATAATAATATTTAATGACAGGATTTCCGATTTGTAACAAAGTGAGTGTAAATTTGTCATAACATTGTAACAAAGTGAGGGATGGTATAGTAATTGAACTATATCTGACATTATTTAAGTTAAAATTATTTTATTATGATTTCGTATGAATTAAACAAGTTGTTCGATGAATTTTTTCCAATTGAACAACCTAAAACGAGAGTAACGTATGTTCCTACCAAATTTGCAGTACAATTTAAAGATGATACAGCAATTATGTCTTTGAACATATTGGGACATGAACCAAAAAATGTTGAAATTAACTGCTTTGAGGACAAGATTGAAATCTTAGCAAAAAAGAATCAAGAGGATAAGGAAAATCCTTTTAATCAATTAATTTCTGATATTGATGAGAGAATCTCTATTGGTAAAAATTATGATGGTAGAAACGCTAAAGCAGAGATTAAAAACGGAATTCTTCTAATTACACTTGAAAAGAAAGAGGAATCTAAACCAAAAAAATTAACCATTAAAGTTGGTTAATTCAGTTATTTTTCGTATCTTACAAAGGTAGAGGTTGTAATGACTTCTACCTTTTTTTATTTTAAAATATTTATAAATATGATATACAAACAAAAAGTAATAGGACAGATTGATGTTCTAGTTGGAAAAATTAGAGTTATTGAAGCAGTTGCTAATGGTGCAATGCAATTGCCAAACAATCAAGTTCTTCAAGTAATTGAAGATACTAAAAAAGTTATTGATAGAATCAATGAATTAGTAAATTTAGAAAGATAACTATGAATTGGCTAAAAGTATTAGTAGGATTATCTGCTATTATAATAGCGGGTTGTGCAGCTTATTTCTCCGTAACAGGTTTAGGTGTTCTCTTTGCGGGGGCATCTATATCCGTTATGGTAATGGCTAGCTCTTTGGAGTTAGCTAAATTAGTTGCTGCAACATATCTCAAACAAAAATGGGATGAAATTGGAGGATTTAACAAATGGTATTTAACATCAGCCGTTGCATTATTGATGGTAATCACTTCCGCAGGTATTTTTGGATATCTTTCAAACGCGTTTCAGGCGCAATCCCTACAATTACAACAAGTGGATAGAGAAATTGCAGTTCACCAAACTAAAATTGACCAAAATACTATTCAAATTGAGCAACTTTCCACGCAAATTACTGAATTTAACACCAACCAGGGTAAAATTATAGATGGTGGTAAGGTAAATTCACGCTTACTTCGTTCTATTGATAACAGAGATAAAGAAATTGGTAAAATTAACAATAAAATTTCCATTTTACAAACCGAAAATGCTAAAGAAACTGAAAAAATCAACGAAATTAAGATAAAAAACTTAGATTTAGAAAAAGAAGTTGGTGGATTCCGTTTTGTTGCCGAAGCATTTGGTATGGAATTGAAAAATGTTGTAAAATTCTTTATATTTTTGATTGTAATTGTATTTGACCCACTTGCAGTTGCTCTAATCATCGCATTTAATGGTTTAATCGAAGATAAAAAGAAAAAGCAAAGAGAGATTTTAACCGAAATGATGGAAAATGACCAAAAATTGGGGTTATATGATAATTTAGATGAGTTAATGGAAAAAAATTACGAAATTTATGGAGATAGTGGAAAAATTCCACCATTAGAAGAAGAAATTTCGGTTAATGTGGAGAATATTCAACAAGAACAAGAAGAATCGCCCAATTTACAATGGGAAGAATATATGCATCCTGATTTTCCGTGGAATAAAAAGAATTTATGGATAAATAATCCAAAAGCCGTTCAATATTGGATTAATACAAAAAAAGGCTCAGTAAAAGAACTCTCACAAATCAGAACAGAATTAGAAAATACAAAAACTTATTAAAAAGTTTGGTAATTTAAAATAATTTTCTTATATTTGATATATGAATATAGGATATGCATGTATTAATATGACGATGGGTAAGAAAGTTACCACAAATCGTTCAATGGTGAAGAAAACGTTCAATGCCAAAGGCTTGGATTATGTTTCGGAGTTGGCATTACTTAACGCCAAAGATATTATCAAAATTTTAGAGTGGAATCGAATGAATGGAATCTATTTCTTTCGTTTATCATCTGCACTTATCCCATGGGGTGATAATTTAGATTTAACTCAATTAAAAGATTATAAAGAAATTAAAAGTGAGTTAAAGAAAGCAGGTGATTTCGCAAAATTTCATAATATCCGTATAACATCCCATCCTGGTCCATTTGTTGTATTGGTTTCGCCAAAAGAAAGTGTAGTATCGGCTGCAATTGCAGATTTAGAATTACATGGTAAGATATTCGATATGATGGGGTTATCTAAAACTCCTTATAATAAGATTAATATCCATTGTAATGGTGTCTACGGAGATAAAAAATCTGCAATGGATAGATTCATCAAAAACTTCCAAAGACTCTCTAAATCGGTTCAAAAACGACTTACAATAGAGAATGATGATAAGGCATCTATGTATTCGGTTAAAGACTTAATGTATATACATAATGCAATTGGAATACCAATTGTTTTCGATTATCATCACCATCAATTTTGTACAGGCGATTTATCCGAAGAAGCAGCTCTTAAATTAGCAGCCACAACTTGGCCCGAAGGAATTACACCCGTTGTACATTATTCAGAATCAAAAGCATTGCATGAAAATAACCCAAAAGAAAAGCCACAAGCTCACTCATTGTATATTAAATCCCTCCCCAATACATACGAATTGGATGTGGATATTATGGTTGAAGCAAAAGCAAAAGAATTAGCAATATTACCATTTATTAAATTATATGAAATATAAAACCTTAATATGGTCTGGTTGCTCTCATTCATATGGTAGTGGTATGTTTGATGAAAACAATCATGAAGAAACGGAAGATTTATATACAAAACCAGTTGAATGGTGTAATCCAAAATGCTATAAAGATTTTCCAAATGTAATATCAGTTAAAGATGCTATGAGAGATGTAGCAGCTAGAGCATACCCCAATCAAATTGGAAAAGAAATGGGGTTTGAAAATACATACAATCTTTCTATTCCTGGTAAAGGAATAGAATCTCAATTTAGAAAAGTAACTTCATTCATCATTAATAATGAAGATACTATTGATTTTACTAAAGCAGTATTTTGTTATCAGTTACCAGCTTTTAATAGAGTTGAAATATTAGATACTACAAATGATAATAAAAATAGAATTGATTTTTTAAATTATAATTTTCAAACATTAGAAGAAAATAATGAGATATCAATGTATTATTTTTTAAATCATTTTGATTTTGATTATTATATTGCAAAATTTTTAATGTATTTGTATGAATATAAAGGATTTATAGAATCAAAAGGAATTAAATTTTTACCATTTAATTTTATAAATGGACCAGTATTAAATGAATACAAAGAAATCTGGCCATATTTAAAATCCGAAGATTATATGACGGGAATCAATGGAATGAATCCAAGCCGAATGTGGGAGCAAGTTGATGTACGCTTTCCAAAAAGAATAACATTAATAGAAAAAATAGAGTTTTGGAATATAAATTGGGAATATCCAAATAAAGTAAAAACATTAAAAGAAGAAGGATATTGCAATGATGGCCATTTTTCACCAAAAGGACATGATGCACTTACCCAAAATTTAATACCACAATTAAAAGAAAAATTAGAAATATGAAAAAATACGCAATGTACATCGGAAGATGGCAAAATTGGCACAAAGGACACGAATGGTTAATAAACCAACAACTAACTCAAGGTAAAAACGTTTGGGTAGCAATTAGAGATGTACCCGAAGATGAGAACAACCCCAAATCAGCATTCAAAGTAATGATGGATTTAATGGAAGAACCATTCTTTCAAAAAAACATAGATAAAATCCTAATTAGTATTATTCCTGATATTGAATCAGTAAACTATGGTAGAGGAGTGGGGTATGATGTAATATATCACGAACCACCAACTGATGTAGCAGTAATTAGTGGAACTGCTATTAGAACCGGCCACATGACACCGGATGGCTCTATTACCTATGATAAAACCAAAGGATAATGATAGTAGAACGTAAGAGACACATTGCTAAAACCATCTCATATCGTATTTTAAGTACCCTAATTGGATTCTTATTAATGTGGTTGATAAGTGGTTCAATTAAAGTTGGAGCAGCATTTGGAGTAGCAGAATTGATTTATAAACCCATACAATACTATATTCACGAAAGAGTTTGGTATAAATGGATAAAATACGGATTAAAAAAATAATATGAAATTAATAACAGACAAAAATCGACAAGGATTAATATCCAATGAATTTAGAGAATATTTAAAAACCCCGATTCCTAAATCAGAATTTACACAAAAAGAAGCTGATGAATTACGAGCTACATTAGAAGAGGCTTTAGTAAAATATGGTGGTATTGGAATTTCAGCAACTCAATTAGGAATCAAAAAAAGAGCTTGTTTAATTAAATTTGGTGAAGAAGATATATTCTTATTAAACCCTTTCATTACAGAACGTTCTAAAGATGGGTTTTTATTTTTTGAAGGATGTTTATCGATTCCATCAACAATGGAAAAGCCTGTAAGAACAATTAGAGCAACGTATGTTGTAGTTCAAACCGATAACTTAGGTGAAATACGTTTTGAAATTAACGCAGAAGGTGATAAACAAAATGAACAAATCTCTCCCGAAACTATGAAAACAGTAGTAGTACAACATGAGATTGACCATTTGGATGGCGCCACCATAAAGGATAGAGTATATTCAACAACGGTTACAAAGAGAAAGGATTATGGTAGAAACGAAAAGATTGTAATGAAATCTCCAACCGGTGATATGGAAGAGGTTAAATACAAACATGCAAACAAATATTTTTTACAAGGATACGAAATAGTATAATATGGAAATAATAATAATAATTTTATCTATATTTTTAGCAATTGCTGGATATAGTATATGGAATCTTCTTAATAAGTTAGAAAGATATGAAGATTTCATAGGACAAGAACAACAAAGAAATAACGCATTACTGGAAGCACTAAGAGAAATAGATTCTCGTGAAATGTTTGAGAAGGACGATGAGGTAGGTTCTATATTTTATCAAATAAAAGAAACCATCGAAAGATTCAAACAAATTTAAATTATGGCAGTAACTAAATCAGCTAAATCAGTAAAAGCTGACCCAAATAAACCAAAAAGAAAAAGAGCTCCAAATAGACAGTATTTTACAAAAGATACTGAAGATGCTATTATAGAATATAATATCACGACTGACCAATATATAAAAGATAAATTATATAGAGAAAGGATTGCATCAGCATTTGATAAACTTGCTGAAATAGTTTATAATAAATGGAAATTTAGTTACTTCGATGATGACCCGAGAGATGTAATGGCTGAGGTTGTTGCATTTATGGTAGAAAAGATTCATATGTATAAAAATGGTAAAGGTAAAGCCTTTTCATATTTTACAATTGTTGCCAGAAATTATCTTATTTTAAATAATAACGCAAATTACAAAAGATATAAAGAAACTGATATCTTATCGGCATTACCCGCATCATTTGATACTGAAAATAATTTTAGAGAAGAAGTTAGAAATGATGAACATAGAACATTCAATGTAAGAATGTTACAATATTGGGATAAACATTTAGAAAACTATTTTCCAAAAAGAAGAGATATGCAAATAGCAGATGCGGTATTAGAACTATTCCGTAGAGCAGAGTATATTGAATCATTTAATAAAAAATCATTATATCTACTTATTAGAGAAATGACAGGCCATCCTACACATTATATAACAAAAGTTGTCAATAAAATGAAAGAAAGACAAATGGATTTATATAATGAATACGATAGAGATGGTGATATAAAAATTTAAATATGATACAATTAGGACTATCAGCTTTCTATCACGATTCAGCAGCAGCATTAGTTATAGATGGTAAAGTAATATGTGCAATTGAAGAAGAGAAACTATCCGGCGAAAAGCATGATAGTTCTTTTCCGTTTAAAGCAATCCAATGGTGTTTAGAATACGCAAACATAACAATTGATGAAGTTGATATGGTGTGTTGGTATGAAAATCCAAAAGATAAATTTGAAAGAGTTAAACAAACCATTGGAAGTAAATATTGGCCATTAAAATCATTTTTTCCTAAGTGGAGACGTTTTATTAAAAGATGGAACGAAACCGAAGGTAACTTAGAAGGAATATTGGAATCAATTGGGTATACCGGTGAAATTTTATATACATTACACCACCACTCCCATTTAGCACTATCGTATTACACATCACCATTTGATAAAGCAATTGGTTTATCAGTAGATGGTGTAGGCGAATCTCATACAATATACGCTGCAATGTGTGATGAAAATGGATTTCATAAAATTCAAACACTACATTTCCCACACTCATTAGGATTAGTTTATTCAGCATTTACTGCATATTTAGGATTTAAACCAAATGAAGGAGAGTATAAAGTTATGGGATTAGCACCTTATGGTGAAAGTCAAACATATCATAGTATATTTGACAAAATTGCACACATAGGAGATGATATTGATATTATAAAGATAAATCAGAAATACTTTACATATAAAACATCGGAAACGGATATGTTTAATCAAAAACTTATTGATTTGATTGGCTTTCCTCCACGTTTCAAAGATGAACCAATAGAACAACATCATAAAGATTTAGCAGCATCATTACAACGATGGTATGAATCTATGTTGTATTTTATTATAAATAGAGTTATTAATATTTGGGAATGTGATAATTTAGTATTAGGAGGTGGATGTGCATATAATGGAACTGCTAATGGTAAGATAAAAAAATATACATCAATTAAAAATGTATGGATACCATTTGCACCATCCGATAGTGGTTCTGCTATTGGTGCATGTTTATATCATTATCATCAAACATTTGGTAATCCAAAAGTAAAAGGTGGAGATAATCAATCTCCATATTTAGGTGAGGAATGGACTAACCCTGAATTACTTAAAATTATATTACAAAAAAGAGTTAGAGGTAATGCAATTGTAATGTATGAAACACCGCAAGTATTGTGTAAAGAAGTTGCAAGGTTAATCAACGAAGGTAATATAGTTGGGTGGTTTCAAGGTAGAACTGAATTTGGTGCAAGAGCATTGGGTAATCGTTCTATATTAGCTAATCCACATTTGCCAGATGTAAGAGATAGGATTAATAAGGTTGTCAAAAAGAGAGAAATGTTTAGACCATTTGCTCCATCGGTAACAATTGAAGATTATCAAAAATACTTTGCATCGGAAGAAGATGTTCCATATATGAATCAAGTAGTACAAGTTAAAGATAGTGTAAATATACCATCAGTAACACACGTTGATAACTCAGCCAGAATACAAACCCTAAAAAAAGAAGATAACCCACTTTACTATGAGTTACTTAAAGAGTTTGAAAAATTGACAGGAACACCCATTTTATTGAATACATCATTCAATTTAAAAGACCATACAATGACAAATGACCCACAAAAAGCAATTTGGACATTCAATAATTGTGATATGAATTACTTAGTTTTGGGGAAGTTTTTAATAAGTAAATAATTATTAGTATATAAATACACAATATGGCATCAGAATTTCAATTATTTGATGGTAAAAACTTATCATCATTATTTAAGGATATATACGATAATCAACAAACAAAGAAAAAAAACATTTCGGAGTTAATTGAATCATTAAGAAAACTTATCCGTAACGTAGGAGAAGCTACTGTTATTGCTCCTATTATAAAAGATTTAATAGAGGTATCCGTTAAAAACGATGACCACTTAATTAAACTTGCAACAATCGGACAACGATTAGCAGCTGCAGAAGCTAAAGGCATCGGAGAAGATGGTTGGTTGAGTGAGAGTGAAAAAGCACAATTACTACAAGATATGGAAGATACTATAAATGCAGTTGAAGAAAAAACAAAAGAAAAGATGGGTGATTTAGAAATAGAAATTGAAGAAATTAAAACTAAATTATAATGGAATCATTTTTAGCAACCGTAACAAAAGTATTTCTAAAATCAGAAGATTTTTTAGAGTTAAAAACTGATGCGGATTTTGTAACGTTTTATAATGAGAACAAAAAGTTTGATAAAAAAGATGCAAGATTTTTAGGTGCTATTGAATTCCAAAGAGCTACTCCTATTTTAAAAGAAAATTATGCATTTCCATTTGATAAAAATAATGTAACATACCCAATCATTGGTGAAACAGTTCTTATAATAATAAGTGGAACTGAATGTTTTTGGTTACCATATACAAATACGCAATACCCAAATTACAGAGAAGATTATAAAACTTCAATGGCAGGTAAAGAAAGAAGCATAGCACCAGCTTCCGGCGGTAGTAATTCAAAAGATTATAAAGAAAGTAAAGAAACAGGTACGCCTAATCAAACTAAAGCAAAACAAGATTCGGAAAAATCAAAATATAAAGTAAACGAAAAGGTTAAATTTTTAAAACCAAAAGTAGGAGATACAATACTACAAGGTAGAGTTGGAAATACAATTCGTTTTAGTGAATTATTTTTAACCGAAGATGATAAGACATCATCTCCATCTATATTCATACGAAATAAACAAAATCCAAAATTAGATGAAAAGCCAATTGGCGAATTAATAGAAGAAGATATCAATGAAGATGGTACATCGATTTACTTAACATCTGGTAAAGTCAAAGTTCCATTTAAAGAAACTATTAAAAAAACAAAAGATGCTTTTAAAGAATATCCTACATCTGATAAATTAACAGGTGACCAATTATTTGTAAATTCTGATAGAATTATATTATCAGCTAAAGCAAATGAATTTATAATATTTGGTAAAAAAAATACGGGAATTATTACAGATGGCACATTTACAGTAGATGCTGAAAAAGATGTATATGTACACACTAATAAAAATATAACATTACATTCTAAAGGTAATAATAAAATATTTTTAAATTCAGATAGTGGTGGTAAAATTTATTTGGGTAAAGATAAAGGCGAAGGAGATGCCGGTGCAGCCGTACAAAAAATGGTATTAGGTGGTGAATTGGTTAAAATAATGGGTGAGTTGATAGATGAGATAACAAAGCAAGTATATGCAACTCCAGTAGGACCAACTGCACCCGGTCCAACAAACGTAGCGGCATTTATGTCAATCAAAGGTAAATTAAAAACCTTATTATCAGCTAAAAACTTTTTAAGTAAATCATAATGTCTTGGACACTATTTAAAGTTAATGTTTTAAAATCTATGGTGTCTTTTCAATTTGGAAAAGATATGGATGCATTTGCTGAATTCTACGCAAATGAATATCATAGTTGTATACAAAGAGGTGGAGATATGTTATATGGTGTACCTGTTATGAATGGAAATGTTCAAGGTATGATAGATGCTATTAAAACCGCACTTAAAAAAGGACAAGATAATGGAGATGAGAATTTCAATTTTTTAGCAGAAATATACCCAGCAGCATTTGATGCATATTGGTTAGGAGCTGAAATGGCACCAATACCAAACCCCCTATTAAAACCAGGAGGCTGGCCTTCAACTCCACCTGCACCCGGAACTATTATGAACATAGGACCAAATCCAATCCCAATGGCAATTTCAGCAGCACTCCATAAAGCTGAAGTTGAGGCTTTAAAAGCAATTGAAGATAAATTAAAAGAACAAACTATTGATATACCACCAATCGGAGCTGTAAATGTTTATGAAACTGTTCAAAAAATATTAAAAAAAGAACCCGTTGATATAAAGATAGCTCAACATCCTGCAATTAAAGCTGGAAAAACAATTATTCAAAAAGTTAAACAAGCTAAAAAGAAGAAACCATCAATTGGCTCACAAATAAAAAAATCTATTAAATTTCCATTTCCAGAACTACCTAAAAAGAAAGATATAATTGAAAAAGCTAAAAATAAATTAATTGAAGTAGCAGTTGAAGAATTAAAAAAACAATTAATAATACCAATTGAAGCAACGATATTGGCACCCATAATAGCAGCAGTTACTACGGCAGTAGAATTGGCCAATAGTATTCCAAACCCAAAACCAACCAAAGAGGAAATAAAGAAATTTGTAAAAGATACAATAGATGGAGTAGTGCCGGATATACAACTACCAGGTATTAGTATACCAACAATACCTACCAAAGAAGAATTACAAAAAATGATAGATGATGCAACGCCAACAAAAGAAGAACTATTGGCTATGGCATATGATTTAATTAAAGATAAAATACCAAAAATACCAAATATACATTTTATTCCACCAACCATTGTATTTAGTTTTGGAACAAATATGTTAATTAATCCATTTGTAAATGTAGCTAAATTACATTTGATGGGAGCCGGAGGTACATTAGCAGTAATGTCACAATACCCACCACCTGCTCCACCCGCTCCTGCGGTATTAAATTGGTCGGGCTATACTATAATGGGATAGTCATTGTATTAATTTTATCTTTCAATATTTATTAACAAACAGAACAATAATTTTATGAAATCAGACATTTTAGTATCACTAATTAAGGAAGTGGTTAAGAATGAAGTAAAAACGCAAGTTAAAGAAGAATTAATTAAATTAATTAAATCTGGTGCGGTTACATTAAACTCACAAAAAAAACCATCTACTCCATCATTGAGAGAGATGACAGACGTTACCCCTACGCCGGTTAAAAGACAACAAACTGTACAACAACCACAAAGAACACAAAAAGAATTTACAAAAGACCCAATGATAAATGAGATTTTGAATATGACTCAACCATTTACATCAGAACAACGTAAAGAAGGAGCTCAATCAGTAAGTAGTGTATTGGATATGATTAAACCGGAATTAAGAGTAGATGCAGATGAGTGGGAAACATTAGATTACAGAGATGTAAACGTACCAGCTGGTACTCCAAATTTTGAATCAACCGGCGATGGTTTACAAGATGCTACAATAAAAGCATTGACAAGAGATTATTCAGAATTAGTAAAGAGATTTAAATAATGGCAATAGAGTTAGGTAAAGTTAATGTAACGGATTTAGCAGTAAATGACTATAAAGTATTGGGTATTGGTATAAACGAAACTTCCAATGCAGGTGGTGTATTTGCTACAAATTTTACAACATTAACACAAGCAAAATCTAACTTAACTAATTTGATTTTAACAAAAAAAGGAGAGAGAGTAGCTCAACCCGAATTTGGTTGTGATATTTGGAAAATACTTTTTGAACAAATTGTAGATGGTGAAATTGATTACGAAGTAGAACGTGTAATTAGTGAAGCAGTTAATATTTGGTTACCTTATTTAGAAATAAATGAAATCATTGTAGATTACAATGATGAATATAAAGATGCAAATAAATTCGGAGTAGAAATTAATTTTTCATTAAAATCAAATAGAAATTTATCCGAATCGGTAACAATAAATGTAAATAACTAATAATGGCAGTAAAGAGTATAAAAAAATCTTGGGGAAATTCTAAGAATATAAATTATGTTGGTAAGGATTTTGATTCTTTAAGAGATAATCTAATCCAATATGCTAAAACATATTTTCCAAACACATATTCGGATTTTAATGAAGCTTCACCTGGTATGGTGTTTATTGAAATGGCATCATATATTGGAGATGTACTTTCATTTTATCAAGATACCCAATTAAAAGAATCAATGTTATCACATGCTACTGAACGTAAAAACGTAGTAGCATTGGCACAAGCAATGGGATATAAACCAAAGGTAACAGCTCCTGCGGTTACTACCATGACTGTTTATCAATTAGTACCATCTAAAAATATAGGTGGAGGTAGTGGATACGAACCAGATGATAGTTATTATTTAAAAATAAAAGATGGTATGGAAATAACATCTACTACAAATGGTAGTGTTACATTTAGAACAATAGATGCAGTTGATTTTGCAAATTCTGGTAGTAGAGAAATTGATGTACATAGTAGAGATACTACTACTGGAGCTCCTACATTTTATTTAATAACCAAAAAAGTAAAAGCAATATCAGCCAGAGAATCGGAAATTAATTTATCAGTTCCCACAGGCGATTATCCATATATAACATTGCCTGATACAAATGTAATACAAATAACATCGGTAACAGATGGAAATAACAAATATTATGAAGTTCCATATTTGGCACAAGAAACAATATTTGTAGAAAATTCTAACATAGAATCTAATAGTGATTTAAATTCATATTCAAATGATGTACCATATATCTTAGAAGTACAAAAAGTACCAAGAAGATTTTCGGTAAAAGTAAATTCAGATAATACAATGAATTTACAATTTGGAAATGGAGATGTTACTATGCCGGATGAAACTATTTTGCCAAACACCAAAAATGTAGGACTTGGTTTAGCCAATTCGGTACAAAGATTAAATCAGGGTATTGACCCATCTAACTTTTTAAAAACAAATACATTTGGAATAGCTCCAGCAGCCGGTAGTACATTAATTGTAAAGTATTTAACAGGCGGTGGAATTACGTCGAATGTAAATATGGGAGATTTAACTACAATCAATAGAATAGAATTTGAAGAAGATTTATTATCTGTATTAGATGAAACGTTGTATGAAACAATGAAAAAATCAATAGCAGTTGAAAACTTAGAATCTGCAGTAGGTGGTAGAGGCGCGGAATCAATTGAAGAAATAAGACAGAATGCATTATCAACATTTGGTTCTCAAAACAGAGCAGTAACAAGACAGGATTATATTGTAAGAGCATTAAGTATGCCAGCAAGATATGGTAGTGTTGCAAAGGTATATGTTTCTCCTGACGGTGAAATTGATAATAATTCCCCATCATCTATTTTAGCAAGTCCTAATAATATAGCAGAATTTGTTGGATTAGTAGATGGTATGAAAGATAAATCAAAAGCAGACATTCAAAAAGAATTAGTTAAATACCTTTCTCAGAAAAAATCAAATGTATCTGAAGTAAATAATCCATTTGCTATCAATATGTATATGCTTGGATACGATGGTAATAACAAGCTAACTCAATTAAATCCAGCGGTAAAACAAAATCTTAAAACTTATTTAGGTGAATATAGAATGATTACTGATGCAGTCAATATGATTGATGGATTCATTGTAAACATTGCAGTTGATTTTGAAATAATTTGTTATTCAAATTATAACAAAAGGGAAGTATTAAGTAAATGTTTATTAGAAATGCAAAACTATTTTGATATAGATAATTGGACATTTAATAAACCAATAAATATTTCAGAAATGGAATTAATTCTTGCAAACGTAGAAGGAGTAATGAGTGTACCATCTGTAAAGATTTCAAATCTATGTGGTGGTGATGGTAATTATTCTCCAAACAAATATAATATAGAGCAAGCAACCAAAGGAAAGATTGTCTACCCTTCCTTAGACCCTTGTATCTTCGAAGTTAAATATCCTAACAAAGACATAAAAGGGAGGGCTTTATAATGCATAAATTTTATACATCATCATTTGACGCGAGCATATATCTTCAACAACCTGAACAAAATACAGGTAGAGATGAACTATTAGAAGTTGGTAAACTTTATTATGGGTCTACTATCGATGTAGCTAGAAGTTTAATAAAGTTCGATGTTTCTAATTTAGAAACAGGTAGTGGATGGAAAGCTTATTTAAATATTAAATCAGCAAACTCAGAAGAAATTCCATTAGAATATACAATATATGCAAACGCGGTTTCTCAAAGTTGGAATATGGGAACTGGTACAAAATTTGATAATATAACATCAAATGGAGTCAGTTGGTATTATAAAAATGGAACTGATAAATGGATGGATTACGTTGCAATACCAAATTCATATGTAAGTGGTTCTGATACGGGTTCAATTTCAAATGGGGGTGGCGGTACTTGGTATACGGCATCTATGGCATCTCAATCATTTAGTAATGAGCCAGATGATGTGAGAATGGATGTTACGAGTATTATAAATTTATGGGTTAGTGGTTCTTTACCAAATAATGGGTTTATATTACATCACCACACATCAGCATCAATTGACTCAAATGATTATGGTGTACTTAAATTCTTTTCAAAAGAAACAAATACAATATACGAACCTAAATTAGAAATAGTTTGGAATGATTCAATAGTAGCAACAGGAAGTTTAGCACCTGTAACGGGTTCAGCTGAAGAAGGTTATAAAGTAGTATTTACTAATTTAAAAACAAACTACCAAAAAGATAGTTTAATTAAATTAAGAGTTAAGGGTAGAGATATGTTTCCATTAAAATCATTTGGAACAATATATGAATTAGACCAAAATAAATACTTACCAACTACTACTTATTATCAATTGGAAGATTATGTTACTGGCGAAGTAATATATCCATTTGGAACATATACTAAAATTAGTTGTGATAGTACTTCTAATTATTTTAATATGAACTTAAATACATTACCGGCTAATAGGATGTATGAAATAAAACTAAAAATAGTCGAAGGTGGAATAACAACACTAATTGATGATAAATTAATATTTGAAATAGTAGAATAATGGCATTAACACCTTTAGAAACAATTGCACAAAAGTTAGCTGATAAACGTAAAGAAGATTTAGAATCGATTCTAAGGATATCAGGTTCTGCGGCTGTTTCAAAAAATGAATATGGGGTTACAATAATTGATGAACAAAACGTAGCATCATCGTTGGTATTCAAGCCATTAACCAAAACAAAAATCGATAATGTAGAGTTATTAAAAGCAATTGATGTTGAAGTTAAAGAATTAAAACCGTCTATACCTGTACCAAATAAAGAATTAGTTCCAAAGTCATTATACGATGAACAAGTTGTAACTAATGCAGATTTAACAAAGCAAGTAGAAGATTTAACTAAAAAAGTAGAAACATTAACCTCAGAAGTTGCCGGATTAGAAGCAGAAGTTCAAACTGAAATAAATAATAAACTTGCAGTTGAGCAAGTTAATGATGCATTGAGTAATCAGATAAGTACTTTAACTGGAACTATACAAGATTTCTCAAACCAAATTCAATCAGCTGTACAAAAATCAGTTGAAGAATCTATTTTAAGAGCATCTTTACAATCACAAAATCAGGGGTTTAAAGCACAAATTGAGGCTCTAATTAAACAAATTGATTCATTAAACTCAATCATTGAAGGTTTACAATCTCAATTGGGAGCAGTTCAACAACAACAGGCAATTCAGCAAGGTACACAATCACAAGCAATTGCAAGTGGAGCAGATGTATTAGCTGGAAATGTATTAGTTAAAATTAAAACTAAAAATGCTAAAAACGATACGGCGATAGTTGGTAAAATAAATGCAAATAATACCGATAAACGTTGGGCTAATGGTGAGGCTATCAATATTATTAATAATGATAAAAAAGATATAAAAGTTAGTATAAAAATAACTAATCCTCCTAATATAAATTGGCTATCGGCAGCTGAAACCGATTTTACAATCGCAGCAGGACAATCTAAAGATATTAATTTAATAATATCAACATCACAAACTGGTGGATTAGATTCAAAACCAAACAAGAAAAAGTTTACGGGTGATGCTAGATATAAAGGCGGTAATGTTGAAGTGGTTGTAACTATGGCTGATGGAAAAACCGATAAAAAATCTTATCCAGCGGATTTAGTAAAAAACCATCCAAATAATTACGAGAAAAACGAATAATAATGGCTATAAAGAAATATACAAACTTTGATGGTATAAATTCAAACTCCACTAATGAAGGACAATTTCTTCAAGCGGATGATTTATTTATTGTATCAAAAAATGAAATAGAGGAAGCTGATTTCGGTGAATGTAGATACGATGTAATGGAAGTATCTATATATGATGTAAATAATTTATTATTACCAAATAAAACAGGTAACAATGTTGCTTATATCAAAACGGGTGATATTAAAAATTATATGTATAATGTAACAAATGCAGGTGGACAAAAAGAACTTGCAATTGATGCAGAAAAACTTCTTAATGATTTAGGATTTACAAATGGTATTCTTAAAATCAATATGAACTTTGTTAGATATAGAGTAGGTTCAGAAAATGATTTAGAAAAAGTTTGGATACATGAAATTTCCCCATCAAGAGAAGAGATTCGTATATTACCTTTAAAAACAAAGAATGCTACAATTAATAATAAAACCAATAATGAATTTAGTAATTTAGGTAATTTAAGAAGAGATTTTAAATACTATAAAAAAAGTATATTAGATTCATTAAATTCATTTGAAGGAACATTTTTAGAATCAATAGATACAGCATTGAGTTCTAAATTTGGAAATGATTTTTTTAGTGTACTTAAAAAAGATTTTGGATTAAGTAGATTTGATAATTTTAGAAAAAAGATATATGAAGATTTTAAAACGTCTGTAACATATTATCTTAATAATAAAAACTATAATATAAAAGAATCTAATTTTGGACAAAATTCAAGTATTAGATTTGAAGCTTGTGAGCAATATGATTTTGAAAGATTAACAAATGAAATTCAAACAATTTTATTCGAATGTATTGATGCAAATTCTTCATTTTTAAAGAGAAGAAATATTACAGTAAAATCATTACCAAAAGAGTTTGCTATAACTGAAATAAGAAAAGAAATTAAAAATAACTTAGAAGCATTTGGTACACCCACTACTATTAAGAGAAATGTATATAATCCTCAAAATATTAGTGCAACATTTGATGATGTTGAAAAAATACAAGATACACCAATACTACCTCCACCTCCTAGAGAAGAGCCACCTGTTGATGTTATAAAGCCATTGCCGGTTCCAGAACCACCAATTACTATAACACCAGCTGAGCCTGTTGTTATTAAAATGCCTCCAACTGAATCAGTTGAACCAGCTCCCCCATCATATGGCGGCGGAGGCGGCGGAGGCGGCGGAGGTGGTAGAGAATTTATTGATAGGGATAGAGATAGATATGGGTATGGTGGAAATGATGATAATCGTGGGAACGATACACAGCTACAAGCTTTCCAATAAAATAATATTAAAATATTTATAACTAAAAGACACACGTGCAATCAGTAAATAATAGAGATGAAATGAATATGAACCGACCATACGATGGTAATGGTGAGTATACGTCATTTATAGATGGTGGCGGAGGCGGCGGAGGTGGTAGTTCATACGTTCCACCTACAACACCAAATCCTACATTCGTACCACCATCGTACTTAGATTCTGATAATAATAGATTAAAAATAGCTTTAATATCAGATGAAGCTGCTGAATTTTTACAAGATGATGTTAATGTTGGAATAGGTGTATCAAGCGATGTAATATTTTCACCGGCATTACAATTTGGAAGTAGTAGAACATATAAAGCTAACGTTAATGGTAAAACAACTACTAACTACTTTGTTGTATCGGTAGAAAAAACATATAAAGAACCACTTAACGAACCAGCTCCTACTGTAAATTATCAAGATTATTTTTACCCAACATATAATTCTAACGATTATAATTACGGATATTTTAATAATAGTAATTTTGGCAATGGGTTTAACAACAATAATGGATTTAGTTACAATAACAATTATAATTGGAATTATAACTTTCAATATACGTCTAGAATCAAAACTAGCGTAGAACCTACTAGAAATGATATTAGATACGCTGAAAATATTTTAGTAAGAGAGTATGAGTTAAATATAGGTGGTGGATATACAATTGGTACTGAACGTTCTTTACCATCTACAAGTGGTGTTATTGATTTACGTTTTAAATTTAAACCAATAAGTGTTGGTGATGGTAATCCAATAGACCTACTTCCCCCAACGAATATTGCGTATGAAATAGCATTTGCTTCCAACTTCCAATCAGAATTAGGAGATATATTATCTTTAAAATATGAAATAGTTGATAACAGTTTAAATATAGTAGATGGTTCAACTATACTATTAAAAAATGCCAATACCAATGATAAGGTAATAAATTCTGAACTATTAAAAAATAGTTATGTAAATTTAGAAGTAAAGGGAGAATTACCAGAAGGATACACATATAGTTCTATATATTACACATCTCGTGGTAATGGAGAAAGAAATTCAACTGATTTTTCTTCTTGGAATAAAGTAGGTCAGTTTTTCAAAATACAATCATCTGAATTATCGGGTGGAATTGTAGTTGCTGCTATTTTAGAAAAAGATGTTAAAGTAGCTAAGCCAGAAATAAGTGTATCTAATTTTAAATACGATGCGGAAATAAAAGAATCCGATGTAGATAAAGTCGTAAATGTTACATTTAGTACAACAAATGCTGATTATGTATACGCATATGTAAACGCTGATAATCCATTAAGAGTATCTGCAAATCAAGGGTACATTAGTTTATTTTTCAATAAAGATTTTGCAAGTGAATATGGTACTAAAAAAATATACTTAGTACCTGTTAGTGATTTATTTGGAACGGGTGATAGAGTTGAAGTATTAGTAAACTTTATTGCAATAAATGATTTTCCATCAATAACTCAGATTATTTATCCAGATTCAATAGATGTACCTTCGTTTTCTGATTTACAAATTGATTATGAAGTACAATATAATTCATTTGCAGTAAGTTCTATTGATGTAGAATTATTAGCAAAAGATAATAGTAGAATTGGATTATTTAAAAATTTACCACCCAATGGTGCTTTTAATATAAACCTAAGGCAATTAGCCGATAGATTTTCTCAATGGAATGGTAATAGTACTGTAACATTAATATTTAAACCATTTAATAGAGGTGGCGAAGAAGAATTAGTTGGAAACGAATATACTATTATTACAAATATATCGTATCCTACAATTAGACTGGATGAAGATATTATTAGAAAATCTATTTACGATGCTTTTATTGGAAATCTTAAATTTATAGAACCTGAAAGAGATAGTAAGTATTTAACACATCTTGCCAATTTTGGAAATGATGAGCAAATTATAATATCATCTTGGGAAAAGGATGATTGGACATTATCTAAAAAATCTACTGATGATTTAGGAAATGAAATTGTTAAAGATGGTGATGTGGTAGAATCTACTATATTAAAATTATATTCACCACTACCTGCTAATGTAACATCTAATTCAACATTTTGGATTACTAAATTAATGAGTAATCCTCTTATTGAAACGGTTGTATTAAGCGAACAAGATAATTTAAGTTGTCCTACTATAAAAGGACCTAATTTCAATATTGATGTTGATTTTGTTAGTGGGCAATCTACTAACTATGAATCTTTAGATAATTTAATATTAAGTGGGTCTACCACATCAAATCAATTAGTTTCAACATATTTAAGTTCATCTTTGAATAATACAGATGAATTAAATATAGAGTATGTAAGTGGTTCAACTTATTTGTGGAATAATTTTGTACACTTTAGTTCAGCAAAAGAAAGAGTAGATAATTTTGCATATAAAGTACAATTGATAGAAACCTACGAAACGGCTATATCTGCTTCAAATGCATCACAAGCACATAGTGGTTCTATTGCATCTACACAAGAAGCAGTAAGACAAGAGTTGAAAAAAAATCAATTAGTAAATGCATTTGATGGATTTGAAAAATTCTTATACACATCATCTTCATTATATACAACAAATAATAGTACATCTATAACTTGGCCATATAGTGGTAGTGTTAGATTATTATCTACCGATACGGGCAGTGTAGTTCCTTGGTATAATAATATTATAGAATTAGCAGAAGTTTGGGATAATAACAATCCAAATTTTATTAAAAATAATATTCCACAATATATTGTAAACGATGAAAATAATGCAAGTTATTTATTATTCTTTACAATGGTTGGGCAGCATTTTGATAACATATATTATCATACTAAATCTATTGAAAAAAGTAGAGGATTGGGATATAAAGCAAAAGATGGTATTTCTGATAAATTATTATTTGATGTATTAAAATCATTTAATTGGGATGCAAAGAACCTTGCAGCTGATGAACAATTATGGGAATATACATTTGGATTAGACTCAAATGGTAATACCAAAGAAACTAATCCAGCTAAACAAAGAACATACGAAGTTTGGAGAAGAATTGTAAATAATTTACCTTACTTATTAAAACATAAAGGAACTAGAAGAGGTGTATACGCTTTATTAAGTTGTTATGGTATCCCTGCATCAAATCTTTCAATTTTAGAATTTGGTGGACCGGAAATAAATAACAATGAAACTAAGAGTAAATTAGTAATGGATAACGTTACAACTGCTCTTAAAATGAATAGTGGTTCTTATTTAGAGATGGATTGGAAAATTACCGATAAAAGTAGAGTTCCAAACACAATTGAAATGTTTGTAAAGCCAGCATATGCAAGAGAATACCAATTAGTTTCAGGAAGTAGTTGGGGAGTATATCTTAGTGGCTCAACCGATTCTACATACGGACAGGTTAAATTTACATATTCAGGTTCAAACACTTTAATAAATACGATTTCATCATCATTATTACCAATATTCAATGATAAGTTCTTTGGTATATCTGTAAGTAGTGGCTCTAATGGATTACAATTAGATATTAGACAAGCTGATAAAGAAAGAACCTTATTCAGTAATTCGGTATCTTCATCTAATTATACAAATTGGAATAACGGAAGTAAAATCAAAGTTGGAGAAAAATATTCCGGTTCATTGGATGAATTCCGTTTATGGAGTGAGCAATTGGATACTAATGTATTCAATCAACACGTTTCATTTCCTGAAATGGTAAATGGTAATAGTATTTCGGCATCTACATCGGATTTATATTTCCGTTTAGATTTTGAATATCCAAAGAATTTGGCAGTAACGCAATCAATGATTAATATTGATACCAACGTTTATTTCCAAACAGGTAAAACTCGTAATGATTATGAAAGTGGTTCATTAATCCCATTATATTCATTAAATAGTTCTCCACTATTATATGTAAGCGCTAGTGGATTTACACCAATAACATCATATCCTTATCAGTTCGAAGCAATTGATAGAACAATTGTAATGGAAGTACCGGATGGCGGTGCAAGTAGATATTCAACTAATAAAATTAGATTTGAAGACCAATATACATTTGATGGAACAAAAATAAGTGGAAGTGTTGGCGTTGATTTATCAGTAAAACAAAGAGCAACTAAAAAAGCATTCGACCAATCGCCAACTGATTCTAATAGAGTGGGATTATTTTTCTCGCCTACTAAGGAATTGAATTTGGATATTGCAAAATCATTTGGTGGATTAAATATAGATGATTACATTGGAGACCCATCGGATGATTATAAACCAAACTATTCAAAATTAGATTCTTTAAGAAATTATTATTTCCAAAGATTTGATGGTAGAGATATTTACGCATATATTAATTTAATCAAACTATATGAAAAATCAATGTTTGATGATATTAAAAAAATGCTACCAGCGAGAGTTAAGGCTACTACGGGTTTATTAATTGAACCACACTTTTTGGAAAGAAGTAAAGTTCCTCATAAAAAACCATCAGGAGAAGAATATCAACAAGAAACATCGATTCATTTTGCTGATACAACTATATTTTTAGCAGAAAATCAACAATATGAAACTATTATTGATGGTAATTTATCTGAAAATTTATTTGGAGAAAATAATCAATATGATGGTATAATATATACTGCTTCAATAGATAAAACATTTGCAGAATCATATCAATTATATAGTTTAATCAATCCAAATGATAATTTAAATCAAATAGCAGAATCTTTTCAAAATGAAGTTACAATAGATGCTGGGTTGGGTGAAGCTACTATTTTATCGGAGATTGATATTTATGATACGAACACATTTGTTGGACAAAGTGATTATGAAAATGTAGGATTTGGTGTATATGCAGAAAATGGACATGCTATTAGAACATACTTTGATACAAATGGTAGACGTGTTAAGGAAAGAATTAAAGTAGATTTAATTAAAGAACAAAAACAAAGAGATGTAGTTGCGTATAATATAGTAATAAATGGAAAAGGTGACCCACGTGGTGGATACCACATAACATCTTCTATTTATTATGAAACGAAATTAAATATACAACCATATTCCGGTTCCAAAGTAATAAACGCTGGAACGGGTAGTATAGTTGAAGTAACAAAAGTAAACGGATATTTACCAACACATTATAGAAATACTTCGGATTTAACAAGAGGATTAGAAAATAGTTTCTTTAGAGGTTCAAAAAACACTGCAGCTACTACTTTAGATGGTAGTTCTCCTATTGAAACATTTGTATCTAATCCAAATACTCTAAGAGTTAATAAGACTGGTAGAGATAGTTCTGAACCAATTTTAGAAGTTGAGTAATAATTTTTATAAAAACTATATTTATTAACAAACGATATAATACAACACTATGGGATATTTAAGTAATACAGAATTAACAGTCGATGCAATCCTTACAAAAAAGGGTAGAGAAAAACTGGCAGCTGGACAGGGTTTAAACATAACTCAATTTGCTTTAGCAGATGATGAGATTGATTACTCTTTATACGAACCGGCACATCCATTAGGGTCATCTTACTACGATGCGGCAATTAAAAATATGCCAGTTTTAGAAGCTAATCCTGATGAAACACAAGTAATGAAATACAAATTAGTAACTTTACCAAAAAACACAACTCGTATTCCGGTTGTAGAATTTGGTGTTCCTAATATTGCAGTAAATCAAAAAAGTGGTGAAGTTTCATTATCACCAACAACATCTCCAGCCGGAAATAGAAGCTTAGGATATACAATTATCCTTTCTAATAAAACAGCAGGTGATATTGTGGGAGAAGGTGTAACATCTGATGTAGGAACAGTGCCTGTATTTATCGGAGATGATGTATCTGCAACTGCAGCAATTGCAAAAGGATTATCATTTAAATTTATTCCAAACCCATCCTTAACTTCAACTATCAGAACAACTATAACTGTTTATGGTAACGAAACAGGTGGTTCACAAACAATTCCAGTAACCGTAACATACGTTCAATAATTTAAACTATGGCATTAATAAGAGACAATAGAGGAAGCCTATTAGCAAGTAATTTATCACAATACTTAGCCGGTGCAGCGAACACCGCAGGAACTCCCGTTGATACTAACGAATTAGTTAGAATCGTAAACCAATTTTTAGGTCAAGGTGAACAAATCAGCTCGGATATAACTACCATCACAAATGGTATTTATAAAAAGTTCGGAGCTATTGATAAAGTAACTAATAGAACTGAAATTGTAACTTCTGGAATATGGAGTGGTGATACAGGTTCATTGGATGTAAACGCAACATATACATCTTCTGCACAAGTAACATCTGTAAGTGGTAAATACTATATCGATGTTTATAATGGATTAACATCATCTGATGCATCTCAGGTTCAATTCTCAGTTGCTTATGGCGATGCATTCGGATATGGTTCACCAACATTGGCTCAAAATGATGATTCAACTTCTCCAACAAAAGCAACTTATAATCAGTATAAAAACGTATTATTAGATTCAGCTGACCCGTATTTTAGCATATATAGTGGTACAACGGCAGGTGGTGCTGATATGACATCATTCTACGCAATCAATATCAATAGAGCTAGATACAAAGAAAGATTAGACCCAGGTAATATATCAATTGATTTATCTGGTTCATTAAGAAGTATTACGTTAATCGATGATAGTGGTGGAACTGATGAAAACGTTACAACCGCAGGAAGAGTTTATAATTTAGTTAGTGGTTCATTAAACATTGGAACTGCAGCTACTTCTTCAGTAAATAGTGCAACGGCATCTAATGGACAAGGATGGGGTTTATTCTATCCAGATATGGGAATCATTTTATTAAACCCAGCAGCATTATCTTCTTCGGTTGATACCAAATTAGCACCAGCATATGATTCACAAAAAAGTGTTTATCATAACCTTTCTTTAAGTGGTTCTACATATAGTGCAAACTCTGGCTCAGTAATGTTATTACGTTCTTTACAAGGTGGCGCTGACTTCCAAGTAAGAAGAACTGAAAACGTTTCAACATCTCATTATTTTGTAAGAGCAAACAATAGAGAATTTAACTTCTCAAACAACCCAACATTCGTAACCGGTTCTACTGGTCAGTTTGTTCAATCATTATTTGAAAGAGACCCGCATGTGTATATTACAAGTGTAGGATTATATGATGATTCTAATGAATTATTAGCAGTAGCAAAAACTTCTAAACCAATTGAGAAATCATTTGATAAAGAAGTGGCAATTAAGGTTAAATTAGATTTTTAGAGGAGAATAGCCAAATAACTATCTATGATTAAAACCATAGATTGAACCCAACCCTAAAAAGTTGGGTTTTTGTTTAATAAGATATTTATTAGTGATATGTTAAAAAGAATACCAAAATCAGATATTAGTATACGTCCATTTAAAGCCTATAAACAATGGGATTTTAATCAGGCTTCATCTGAAATTGCTTTATTGGAAGCTGAAGATGGAAATTATACATCAAATAGTGTAACAACTGATGGTGGATTATCGATTAATAAAAACTCATTATATGGACAACTAAGAGCTCAATTTTATAATGGACATGAAGATAATCCATTTGTAAGATATGGTGATAAATCATCTGATTATAATATACAAGAATCTACTCGTGATAGATATCTAAGCGGTTCGGCTAAAGTAATTTCTATTCCACAAATATATGTAGGCGAAGGAATCAAAAAGGGGTCTGTTTTATTAATTGATAAAAATGGAGTAACTACATCATTTATAGATGATAAGTTTGGAAATATAATTGGAGCAGGTGGAGATAGTATTACTTTTGGTAAAATTGATTTACAAGAACATAGTTTAAATTTTTTAGATATAGCTTCAAATGCATATTCTGGAACATTTCATACTATACCATATGTTGGATTCGATTTATCAGATGGTACATTTGATATAATTTACAATGGAACTAATTATAACTTAAACGTAGTGAGTTTTAATATAAATACGGGTGTTATGGTTGTAGAAAATATACCATTTTTAGAAGGAGCAGCTGGTAGTGATAAAATTGGTAACATATTTTACACACAAGGATTGATTGTATTAACTAGAGATGCAGCCGCAAAATTAAATACAAATTGGGAATTATCATTTAAATCTACAAAAACAATTTATGAGCATGAGTATCTTTTAATTGCAAATGATGATGAATTCAATGTATCCCAAAATCCAACGGCAGTAGTAGAGATTGGAAGAGAAAATGGATTTGTATCAGGCTCAGATGGTAAAATTTATAAAACAACTACAACTCCAGGTGTTAAATATATTAAAAAATTAACAACATTAGAAACAGGCGATATATTAGATTATAGATTTAGTGGTTCAATTGGTAATAAAAAAGCTGGATTTGAACACTATGATATAAGTGGCTCAGTAGATTCTACTGGTTCATTCTTAGCACCTATGATTACAACAATCGGATTATACGATGATAATTGTGATTTAGTTGCAATTGCTAAACTTCCACAACCAATAAAGTCAATGCCAGATTTAACTGTAAACTTTATTGTACGTT